CCTTTGTTAATCCCGCTTCTAGAGCCTTTTCTTTTATAAGATTAGTCACCTCTCCATCCTCAGGCAAAATCTCATTCAATGATTCATCAAGTACATATTCTTTTATATCTTTTGGTGGTTTTGTCTCTCCTTTTTCAGATAGCTTACGTCTTAAACCTAGAGCTTTCTCTTGTTCCTTCTTATAAGCATTTAATAAATCATCTTGTTTAATAGATTTTTTCTCATCATCCCATAAAGAATCGTCTAATCCTTCTGGCTTCTCTGGAGTCTCTGGTTCTTCTTGAGATTTAGTATATTCCTCCTCTTCAACCTCATCAATGGTTTTTTCTTCTTTCTCCGCCTCCATTCCTTCTAATAAATTTTCTTTCATTTTTTACCTTTAATTAAATTAATACGATCAACAATATTACGAACTATAGAATTTTGCCCTTCTCTAACAAAGGCATGCTGTACTACTGATACCCCATCAAGTTGACCCCCACCTGGGATCCATGTTGGCTGATCTATAGTACATTTTCTTAAATGCTCTAATACTTTTTTTCCTGTTGGAGTTGAAAAACAAATAGAATATTGTTTATTTAATTCCTGTTGTGCAGCTTGGTTCTTTTTTAAATCCGCTTCGTTCTCTGCATCAATAGCATCCTGACCCCACGGGGATAAATCCTTTGTCATAAGCCTTCCTTAATTCTTCCTTTTAAGCTTCTTGTGGAGCTCCTTCTTGAGTTGCAACAGCTTCAACCAGTGATTGTTTTAGCGTGTCTTTCTCATCTTCACTTCTAATCATAGAAGCTGGAACTCCTAATTTGTCTGCTACAATAACAGCTAATTCCTCTGTTTTCAAGGTTAATTGTGTTAATTGTCCTGTAGGATCTATAGATTTTAATATTTGATCTGTTTGTACAATTCCATTAACTTCCTCTATAGCCTCAGTTCTTGCAATTGGGGATAGAATCTGTGTAGTAACTGCAATATTATCAATCTTGATTCCCCCACCTAGCTTGATAAGCCCTTTGTTTTCCAGTATTTGAATAATTCTTTGTAGTAAGGGTTGAACAAATTCGAATATTAATCTACCAAAAGCTGCACCAGTATCAACTTGTAGTTGTTTCATTCTTTCTACAATTTCAGTAGCACTTCTTACTGGCCCTGCATCTGGCGGTAATCTATCATTTAATAATAATGTATTAATTTGTTGCTTTAAATCTTCAAACATAAAGTTCTGCGCATTAAAATCACCTGTTCTTGGCAATGCAGCTATAGACGGCCCATTAGGTCCAGCATTTCTAGCTACAGGAATTAAAGCATTAGGTTGTATCTTTATAGTATCAACATTAGTTATTCCATCGTCTGTAACCGTATAAGCTCCAAATATATTTAATTGAGCTGATCTTAAATTTAATTCTTTTCCTTTATTTAATTCTTTTAAGTCTGGTAATGCTTGTAATAAAGGTCCTCTTCCAAATACTTCACCGGCAACTTTTGACCATCTTACTATTATCCATGGATTAGTTTCAAATGTTCTTTCTACTATTCTATGTTCTTTATTATAGATAATTTCATATCTCCAGATCTTATCTTCTTCATCTAAATAAGTTATTTCTTTAAATTCAACTTCTTTTTCTGGATCATCTTTTATCAAATCAAGTAACTCATTTGTTGGCTTAACATCTGGCCATGTAGCAAATATTCCTCTTGCTGCAACTTTATGTTTTCTAAATATTCCATTTATTTGCCCGTTCTCCCCTTCATCTAAAGCTAATTCACTTGTGGGTACTGATATAAATTTAATAGGCTTCTCGTCATCTCCTTCTAATACAAGCATAGCTCCAGTTCCCACAGCTAGATCATAATACATTTCTCCTACAGCTACAGCAAAGTTAGATCCATTAATAAAAGAAAAAGTTGTCTCTGTTACTTCCTTTAAAATTCTATTAATCTCAATCTTTATAGAATCGTCTATTGCTGGACCGGCTTTAAGTTCAGCCCATGTAGTGAATGGTGGAGTTAAAGAGGATTGCATTCTATTAACAAAACCATTTAAAGCAGATATACCAGAGGAGCTATAAACCTTCTCCATCTTATTAGATCCTTGACTAAATGTAGTCCAGAGGTTTCTTTGTGGTAATGCTAATTCATATGCACTTTCAAATAGAGCTTTATATTGCATTTGAATACCCTCTGCTGCATCTATTCTTCTATTTAGTTTTTGTAGGCTTAATTGTGTCATTATTTCCAATAATTATTTACCCATCCATCAACTTGGTGGGGCTTAGGTTTACCATGAAATACCACTATTTTAGTTTGTGGGTTAAATTTCTCTGCTAATTTATTAGCCTTATAACTTTGTACATCTATTTTACTAAATGTATTAACCTCGCTTTCATCTAATATTTCACTTATTAGATCCTGATCCCCTTTTAGTCTTACCATATCAGAGGGTTTAAACTTGGTATATATTTTATTCCATTTTCCCATTTCCCAAATCATAATACTTGAATTATATGTTGGCCTCCACCAATCGTCAATAATCGTAAATTTCTTTGTATCTGCTTCCTTAACTATTTTATCTAATTTATTTGTTATCACTACATCTAGATCAAGATATAAAGCCTTCCCTTGAAAAGAATCCTCTAATTGAGGTACAAATAATGATAACTTGCACCATGAATCAATTATTGCAACTGGTGCTTGTATAAATTGTATTCCTTCTATTTTATGTAAATGCGGTTTGTCTGTAAGGCAAATGAATTGATGATCAAGAGTTAGATTCTCTTTTACCATATTATGAAGCTTGGTTACATATTCTAATGAATATTTATTACCTACCCATAGACAAAATACATTGATCATAATCTATCCTAGTAATTGTTTCTGTCCTAATTGTGTTTGTGCGGGAACGCCTGTTTCTCTTCCTGTAATTAAGCTTCTTCTTCCTGCTCTTCTTCCTGCTGTTGCTCTTAATCTTCCCCCTACTCTTCTAGCTGTTTGTGCTTCTTGCGCACCTACTATAGCTTCTTGTTTCTGTTGTCTTGCTTCCTCTTTTGAGATAAGGCTTTGTTGTCTTGCTTCTGCCTTTTTAGCAGTTCTTCTCTGTTGTACTACTGATGCTGTTGTTGCTGCTGCTGTTGTTGCAGTTAAAACTACAGCTGCAGTAAATGGATCTCTGTTGACACAATCAAAGCCGGTAAATCTGTTTTTTAATTTTTTCATTTACAGAATTTTTATATAATTAAAACAATTTCCGCCTTTCATGAATCCTAACGTAACATATTGTTTTTCTAATATCAAATTATTATTAAACACTGACATAACATATTTCGCGTTATAAGTGTCTTTTGCTTCTTTGCATATATGTTCAATAAGTATCTGCAATGCTTCTGGATTTCGTGCTTTTGGATCTCCTATAATCCAATCCAATAAATGTACTTTACTATTAGATACATACAACCACGCTGCATATAATCTTTTAATATCATCCTCTATTATATATCCTGTTTCTGGGAATATATCAAAAGGCGGACACTGAAAACCTTGGTGTTTTCTTGCAACATACCATTTCTTGATATAAGAAAGATCATCTTTATTTATTGCTCTAGCCGTTAAAAACATCCCAGTTTGATTGGGCTTGATATGTTCTTTGCATTCCATATTTTTCCTTTATTTGTTGATTAGGTATATTATAAGCAAATGTTAAAGCTAGAGCATCCCCTAAGTCTGGTGACTTAAGATATCTTTTCTTAATCTCATCTTTAGGCTCTATCTTTAATCTCCCCTGACTATCAAAAGTATATCTTGGTGCAATTAGATCACTATGCAATTCATCATTGTCTTCTATTTTTACTCCACCTTGATCTTTTAACCAATCCCCCATTTTTCCCCACATCTCCGCTCTTTTATTTAAATATCTATCTGCTTCATCTGATTTAGACCCAAAATTAACTCCAACCACTACTCTAGTATAATTTAATTCTTTTAATCTATCGTATATCCCTGCTCCTATTCCACCCATATCAACAAATACTTTCTCTGGACGGTAATGGTTAATCATCTGAATTATTCTACCTACAACCTCCATAGTATCTAATCCTTGGAATATTTCATGTTTATATTGAACTCTTCCATCTCTAAACACAATTGCTGTCCTATCTCTTCCTTTATGAGCTGGATCTACACCAATAACTAGTTGATTTCCTTTTTGGATATTCTTAGCTGTTCTTGCTTTTATTACTGTTTGTGGTTGTATTAATGAATCTTCGCTAGAAGTCTGGAAAGCCTCGTTAGGAGTTGCAGGATATTCTTGTTTGAATTGCCATTCACCACCTGTAAAGTTAGCTATTTTGTTTCTTCTCCATACTATTTGCTTATCATCTAAGTTATAAGCCTGTTTATATTCTTGTTCCTCATCTGTTAATTTAAAATCCTTTGGAACTTCTAATCTATACTCATCTTGCCAAAACCAAGGTATAAATATTAATTTATATTCATTTAAACCATGCATAGCATTAATTGCCATACGATGAAACATATTACCTATTCCATTAGCTGTACTCTCTAAAATAACTTCAGTGTCTTTTACATCTGCAACAGTTTGCATTATTCCTGTACTTATTTCATCTGTATTTTCCCAAAACCCCACTTCTGATCCATGAAGTAATTGAATAGTATCTGATCTTCCAACTTTTCCCCCTCCTGCCGTTCCTATTCCATAACCTGAGTCAAGATCATCAAAATACAATTCTTTAGCATTAGATATTCCAGTTGATGGTTTAATAAAATCAGGAATGTTTTCATGATATCTTTGAACTAATTTATATAAATTATTAGTTGCATCTTCTCTATGTGTTAATATAAAGACTCTTGCTCCGAATCTTTGGGTAACTTGATGATAATATCTACCTGATACATAGGTTGAGCAACCCTGTTGACGACCTTTCAAAATTATAGCTCTGATTCTTCCTGTTAATTTCCTTTGATTCTCTAGTTCTTGATGTAAATATACTTGTGCTTTATTAAGAACAAAGGGCTTTATATCTCCTTCTTTAGTTCTAATCTTTAAACAAGTTTCTGCATATAATGGAAAGTCTCTTAATAACTGTCTTCTGTAATCTTCGTTCATTTCGTAATATAATATTACTGTCTGTTAGTACTCACTCTATGGGGTCATGTTCTATTATATTACAAGAATCATCACTATTCTCTTTATCAGGGGTAATATCTTTTAATGCTTTTTGATTATTCTTTAACCATTCCTCATATTTCTCTTTACTTACATCTGCTGTTTCTAGACTTCTTTTATCTTCCCAACCAAAATTATTTTTTAAATTAAATATGACTCCTGTTACATTATTATCAAAGAGTTTTTCCTCTACATATTGTTGTATTCTATCACGTGCTCTTTTTATTGTGAGGAGGTACTCATCTCTGTAACTATAACTTAATAAGGTTTTCCTGTCTATTTCTAAAGCATATGCTAAACCACTCATAGTATAAGGTTTTAGGTTTTCTTTACACCATGCAAAATACAAATCTATTTTTAATTCTAATTCCTCAACAGTCTCAATTTTTAGTGGTCTCCCCTCTATTCTTCCTCTTGCGCTTAATGCTGACATATAGTACCTTTCTTATATTAAGTCTCCATCCATTACTTTATTAAATTCTTTTAATAAATTTGTATATTCTGTTATCATTCCTACAGAAGAGAACATTGCAGCTGTATTAGGATTTAATATATATTTCTTTCTTAATTCTTCTATTTTCTTTCTAGCTATTATAGGAGACTCTAAAAGTTCTTTCTTTAAAGAATATAAAGTTTCTCTTAATTTAAGTTCTAATCTAACTATTGCTATTGTTCTTTGCTCTTTTTTCTTTCTCATTTCTTTTTCTTTCTAGACGTAGCTAATGCTATAGCTATTGCCTGTTTCTGTGGTTTACCTTCTTTTCTTAGAGTTCTTATATTCTTTGATATAATTTTTTTACTACTTCCTTTCTTTAATGGCATTTCTTTCTCTTTTAAATTATTAGAGCAGAATTGGGGGAATTTCATTAGGTATATATGAACGTAGAGAACAAAGCCTTTTCCTGCTCCTTCTATATTATAATACAATCCAAAATAGAATCAAGATCTAATTTCAATTCTATCATATGTGATAATTCAACACTTTGACAGGACAATTTAATACTTAATAATTGACAATATTAAAA